GGCATAGGGCATGCCGTCGTTACGGTTTACGGCTCGCAGGCCGTAGGGAGAGTTTGTCATTGACATTTAAGAACTCCAAAAAGTTAAGTACCTTTACCGAAAGTGACCTTCGTTGTACGCTCTTTGAAAAGAGGCATACGAGGATCGCTCTCACGCATATAGCTGTTGTCCACGGATTGCATCTGCGCCTCAGCTTGGTTGCTGTAATACGCATTACGCTGTTCCACGAACTCAACCGGGGTTTTACAGAGCAACAGACCACCCACTTCAACCGAGTCTGGGAATCGACTGTCTGTCGAAGAGCCAAACAAACGGATCTCTGGGTGCTCGGAAGCCTTGACGGGTTCCCAGCCTTCACGGAGCTTTGACGAAATGTTCAATGGGTCAGCATTGTTTAGCGTGCTGATGCGAATCCAGCGAAACGCATAACCTGGCTCAGGATTTGGGTCAGGTAGAAGCTGTGGCGGCATCCATTTGGTGGGACGCTCTGCCTTGGCTCGCGTATCAAGTTCACGTTTTTCACGAATCTGTTCAGCCATTTTCATTTCCTCATTTCTTCCGCAACCTTACGAGCATAGAGTTCCAGTGGAACACCCAGCCGTTTGGCGATTTCGACCTGCGATTTGGTAAGTACGACTTTCTTAGGCGCAGTACCCCTTGTTGCCGGTGCGACAACGTTTGATGCACGGGGCGAAGATGTAGCATTCGCCTGCTTCTCAGACTCAAACGCATCTGAGAACCGTTCTTGCATTTCAGTGTCGATACGTTTGTAATATTCGTCACTTCCTGCTTGAATACCTTCACCGATCAAATCTTCATGAACCCCCAACGCATACGCTGTTAAACGTCGGTTGGATCCAAACCACGGATTTTTTTCTTGCCATGCACGCAGTTTGGGATCAGGCTCCGGAGCTTTTTGAACCGGTTGTGGTTGGTTTTGTACACTAGTTTGCTGCTTTTGTAAAGGGTTGGGCTTGTAATTGCTGATTTTTTCAGCACGAAGCTTTGCTGTTGTCAGCGCTTCTTGAGCCGCTACCAATGCATCTGCATCACCAGAGTCATACGCTTCTTTGAATTTGCGCTTGGCCTCTTCGACCTCGTTGGCTACAGTGCGCTTAGCCTGCTCCAACAAGACGTTTTGGTTTGCACTCAAAGAGCCTTTGAGCTTTTTATTCTCTTCAACAATGGCTTGAGCCAATCGAATGGCTTCTTCCTTCTCACGCATGGCCGCCTCTTTGGCGCGACGCTCTTCGTGATAGCCCTTGGTGAAGTGTTGAATACGTTTGCGAACGCTTTCGTCATACTTCTGGAGCTCTTCCTCCGCCATCTCTTTGGGGGGCGTCTCCATAGGGGGGCGATTGCGATCTTTCTCTGGAGTATCGTCAACGATTTCAATCTGCGACTCGGCCTTTTCAGGCTCGACTACAGCGCCACCTTTGCGTGGGTTTTCTTGCTTCTCGTCGGGAAACTCAAATTCGACTTTTTCCATGTCAGCCATGATTTACCCCTTATGCACGAGTAATGCCGCGGGGATCTTGGACAACTGCCTCAACGCTGTCGTCGTTGATCAAGCGGAATTCTTTGCCGTGGATTTTGATGCGGGTGCCAGTATTCGGGCGAACCAACACAAAGTCACCAGCCTTGCAGCTGGGTCCACTGGGGAATCGCTTCTCGTCTTTATACGCGTCGGGTCCCATGGAGACCACGAACAAGACAGGAGACAGCACCTCTTCAAAGTGCATAGTCTGGCCGGCTTTAATCAGGCCGCTGTCATACTCTTCGTCAACTTCTGGCAGGACGCACAGGATATGGTACGTACAGGGATCAGGCACTTGTTTTGCCTTGTCTTCTGCCGCACTGGGTAGAACCGATACCGGGCCATTTGGGTCAAGTGTTTGACCTATCAGGATTTCAGAACTCATCGTCTTGATCTTTCATTTTTCGCACGAGATCTTCTATTTCAGACTGTGCAGCTCGAAGACCTCGGATGGTGCCGCACAGCTCTTTGTAGTGGTCGTAGGACTTGCATCCTCCGTCCGCTATAAAACTTACAAGACTTTGTTCGCGATCGACATATTTGTCACGCAAATACTCCAGTACCTTTTCGTCCATTACGCTCCTCTACGTCCCGGCGGTTTCGCAGCCGGCTTGTTCATCTTGAGCACCTGCTGTTGAAGCTTCAGTCGATCCATCTCTTGCGCATGTCGCATCTTCTGCTGGTGCTCTTGTTCCCGCATGGTAAGTTCTTGCTGTGTCTTAGCAATTTGCAATGCGGGGTCTTCTCCGGTTCGCTGCGCAACTTCTTGCGCTTTGAGTTGAAGTTCTGCTTGCTTGATCTGCAAGTCGCCCTGAACCTTCTGAGCTTTTGTCTGGGCCTCTTGGGCTTTGATTTGAAGCTCTTGTTGTTGCATCTGCACGATCGGGTCTTGCATCTGCTGTTGGGCTTGTTGCTGAGCAGCTTGACCTTTGTGCATGTTGAGCACTTGGGTGGCTGCTTGTGCCACGAGTTTGGAGAGCTGAACTTCCACTTCCTCTGGCATTTCCGCGTCGGGAGCGGGGAGCGTAACACCCAATCTCTCTTCGACTTGGCGGCGATACTGGAACGCTACGTGTTCTGCCACGTGAGACATGATGGCCGCCTGCATTTGCTGGGCCATCGGGCTTTGACCAATCTGAGCCATGATCGTCGGGTCTTGCAGCATCGATGTGTGCACTGCAATGTGCGCGTCATGATCTTGGTAAATAAACGCTTTTGTGGGCTTGCCGGTTAAGAATGCCATGTTCTCGCTGATTGGGTCCCGCGGCTTCATGTCATCTTCAATCGGCACCAGTTTGTCAGCGTTTTTCACACCCAAAACTTCAATCATTTGGCGGTGCAGCTGGGGCAGGTCATAAATCTGCGGCGCTTGCTGAGCCAATTGGATCACCGCTTGATACTGCATGATCCGCTGGGCCATGGTCGAGCTGTTGGGGTCCGACACAGGAATCACTTCCACCATGTCGTAGTCACCCTGCTTGGCCAATGGATTTCCACCCACGGGGTTGTATGGGTACTCGGCCGGCGTATTGTCGCGAATGATTTCTTTTAAGAGCTTGAACTCCTGCTTCATGGAGTAGTGAACACGCGCCTGCACAGCAGACATCGTTTTCAACTGACGTTCCAACAAAGCCAAAGTCGTTCCCACTGGTGCATTTGCACTCATGTCACTGACGTTCATGTCAGCAATAGAGCCAAGGCGGCGCGCTTCTTCTGTGATCTTCTCCAACAAAGCGGCCAATACTTGGCTGGGCTCTTTGTAGGGAAGCGTCATGATGTTGTCGCGCACCGTTCCGCCAGGCACGTCTACATCTCGGAATTCTCCGGGAGCAATTGGTGTGTCATCACCTTTAATACGAAGACCGCGAGCTTTCAAGCCGCCGGGCAAATTCGACAACGTACCAGCATCCACCAACTGACGGATGATCGATGTGCCAGCTCGCGCATATCCACCAATCAAATGGATATAGCCAATACCATACGCACCAAAGCCGGGGATGTAGTCGTACTGCACAAAGTGCTGGCGACGTAACTTAACCGGGTCTTCTTCTTTCCAGTTACGGCGAATGCCTAATACTTGGTTTGTGCCACGATCTACAGTGATTACATAAGGCAATGCAATGCCATCTGGATCTTCGTATCCGGGCAGGTCGTAATCCACATGGATTTCAAAAATCTGGTAGCGCTCATCGTCAGACAGCGTATAGCCCTGATCTTCGGCTTTTTTCTTCTCAATATCAGAGAAAAACGACTGGGGCTCACCAAGATCTACATCACGGTAAAACCCAGAGACTTGCAGCTTGCGCAGCTCATTCTTTGTCTTGCGCATCACGTGCGTTGCACGCTCAGAAGTGCGAACACCCGTCGAGCCATAAGGGATGATGATGTCTTCTGCTGGAATAAAAATAGATACCTGACGATCCAATGCTGGGTCAAAGTACACCTTCTTAAAAGCAGCGCCAGCTAGACCCAAGTTAAACAGCATCCGCTCATGTTCAGGGCGGTACTCAGGCATTCTCTCCGTCAGCTGATAGTTCATGTCATCACGAACACGTTCAGCCGCATCTTCTTTCAGCCGATCAATCGCTCCAATGATCTCTGTCTTTACAGGACCAGCCGCTGGGAATGTCTCAATAATCGTCTCTGATTGAAAACGAACCGCGGCTTCAGTCAATAGAGTAGAAAACACACCACAAGCACCATCCCAAGGC